ATTTCATTTTTATCTTTAGTTAGAGATTTAAATGGTTTAATAGAAAAATTAAATACAACATTTCAAGAAGAAAAAGGAGAAGATAACGAAGCGACTATCTTCTTTTTAGGAGGATAATGGCTAATAGTTTTGTAAATAAAAAAGCAGATTTAACATCCACTGATCAAACGACTTTGTATACAGTGCCAACTGCAACAACTGCTATAGTTAAATCTATATTAGTAAGCGATGATAGCGGTAGTGGATCTAATATTACAATACAAATAGTAACATCTGCTGATGCTACTTTTAGTGTTGCACATCAAAAAACCATATCTGCTAATACTCCAACTGAGATATTAACAAATCCATTGGTGGTTGAGACTGGAGAGATAGTAAAAGTCACAGCTGGCCATGCAAATAGACTACATGTGTTACTTTCAGCTATGGAAGTATTACCAAGGACTGTTACAACATAGTCTTGATTTACTTGTGAAAAACGAGTAATAATGTAAATTCAGGTTAAATTCCTGCCTTTTAAAAATAAACAACATTTAATATATATGATTAATAGAGCAAAAATGCCAAGACAGTTGCGTAATAAAGGTGGGATCATGACCATTGGTGGCGGTGGTTATACAGGTATACCTATGGGCAGTAGAACAGGTTTTGGAATTATCAGTAAAATTAAAGATAGAATTAGAAAACTTATACCAAATGAATTAGCAAGTGTTGCAGTTAAAGCTGCACCGTTTGTTGCACCATTTAATCCAGCGATTGCAGGATTGATGAGAGGTATAGGTCGATTTGATCAAAGAGGCAGTTTGTCTGATGCTTTTAAACAAGGGCTCGCTACTACTGCATTTGGAGCAGGAGCAAGAACGTTGGGTGGAGCAACAGATATTATGGGCGGTGGAGTTAAAGGTGGTCTTACATCCCCATTAAGCCCTGATAGAACAACTGCTGTTAAGGATTTTTTTACACCTGGAAAAGAAAAAGATACAGATTTTATTAAAGAAATTACTGGCGACACTAAAAAAAATGTTGGCTTAAAATCAGTAAAAGATGCAACTGGATTATTTAAAAATGTGCCAATACTAAAAAATTTACCAAGTTTAGTTCAACAACAGATATTAGTTGGCGGTGTATCGGGAGCATTGACTTATATCTATCAAGCATTCTTAGCAGAGGAGCCACCTCAACAAGAAGGTGAAACTTATGAAGAATACATGGCTAGAAGAAAAGAAAATGTTGGTAAAAAAATGAAAGGATATTTTGATAATTATTTTAAATTTGATAAAGAATATTCATCTATGACTGACGAACAAAAACAAGCATTTATTGATAGAGTCAATGTTAGAGACGGCGGTAGAATAGGATATCAAACTGGTGGTATTACTATGGCTAATACACTTGCAGAAAATATAAAACGTAACTTGGCTAATCAGGCTGCTATTAACCAAAAATTAGAACAAGCAAGAACAAAATTACCTACTGGTATAACAAGAACTAAATCAGGATATACGACAAATAAACCAGCAATTGATCCAACAGGAATGCTTCCACAAACTTCAACACTAAATCCTGATTTAGAACAAGCGATTAAAAATGCAAGAGCAGCGGGAAGAAATAAAGAGTATATAGATACGATGCTTAGAGAAAGACAAGACGATCAAGCAATAGATTTTTTTAAAAATTTACAACCTACACCTACACGTGCACCTGCACCTGCACCTACAACTGCAAGTAAAAAAGATATGACAGATCCTATGTTGGTAGGTTTTGATTATTCAAAACCTATTAATTGGTCTCCAGGACAACCTGCACCTGAAGGTTATAGAGTAGTCAATATGATGGGTGATGAATTTTTAGAAAAAAAGTTCCCTAGTAAAGAAGAAATAGCTAGGTTGCCAGCTAATTATCTAGATGATTTTCCGCAACTTCCAGGGCCTATGGGCTCCGGACCAATAGCACCAATGGTAGCGCCTTTTGAAAAATATGGAATTACACCAGAGCAGTATGCAAATATGTCTCCGGAAGATCAAGAAGCAGTAATGAATAGAGTTGATAGAGACATGGGAATATACGGAGATAATATTGGTAAAAGAATATATGGAATACCAGATGATGAGGCAGATGATTATGGAATAACATTTGCAAAAGGTGGCAGAGTAAATTTTGATGAGGGCGGCACTGGATTTATGAAATGGTTAAAAGCTAATTATGGATTAGAGGTAAAAGATTTAGATTTAGAACAATATGTTAAATTATCTAGAGAATTTAATAATGAAAATCCAGATCCATATGAAACTGGTAGAAAGAAAAATGCTATGGGTAGCATGCCAGTGGGTATAATGAGAACAAATAAAGCTGGAGTTATGGAACGAGACTACAGAGACAAAGGTGGATTTGTGCCTGTGGGTATTAAAGAAAAAGCAGATGACGTGCCAGCCATGTTATCTAAGAACGAATTCGTATTTACTGCCGACGCGGTTCGAGGAGCAGGCAACGGCAGCATTGAAAAGGGAGCACAAAGGATGTATAACACAATGAAGAATTTAGAGAAAAGGGTTGTATAATGGCAAAATTAGAAGTAGTTGACGGGAAAGTAGTTATCACTTACCCTGAAGATATGTATATGGCAGAGCCTGAAGAAGAAAGGTTTCCAATAGGACCAGGGCCTGAAGAAGAAAGAAGATCAGGTATAGGATCTTTACTGGGAGCAGTAACCGGAGCAGGTAAAAGTATCGCTACATTACTAGGAAGAGCGGGTCAACAAAGATCTGATGATCAACCAAACTTTTTTAAAGATTTATTTTTAAACAGAGCAGGTGGCGGTGGTAAAGACTATATGATACCTGATGAAGCTAGCACTAGAGCAGATTTAAATGAAGTTTTTATTATTGGTGGTAATGATATGAAAAAAGCTGAAGAAATAGAAGCTAAAAGAATATTACCATCCTTATACGATCAAGCTATGAAAGTAGTAGATGCAGCATTTGAGATAGATGATGAAGATGAAAAAATGAGAATCATAAATGATATTAATAGATCTTTTGATAAAACAGAGGGAACTGGTTCATCTAGAGCTGCAAACTCTTATTATAGAATTATTCAGAAATATGGCTATCTACTTAACAAAGATAGAATGGGTTTACCTAGCTTGCCTGGTACGGAAGTATCCGGAGATAAACTTAAACTAGCACTTGAAATAGCAAAACAAAGAAAACCTGGTCAAAGAATAACAAATAAAGATCTTCAAGAAATTATTCTTATGTTTGAAAATCTACCATCTAAATCTATGATGATGGATACCACTACAGGAGAGGGTGCTAATATCTTTAGAGTTAAAGAAGCAGATGGTGGCAGAATAGGTTATCAGACAGGTGGTATTACAGAACAGAGAACATTACCACCAGAGTTTGTAGAAGCAGCACAGAAAACATTTTTAACTGACTTATCTAGACAAGCTGGTATACCAAGTATTACAACAGCTGTTCAACAACAACCAGGTGAAACAGCACAGCAGTTTGCAAATAGACAAGCACAAGCACAACAGTTTCAAATTACAAGAGCTGGTATGGCAGAGCTTGCACCACAAGTTGCAGCACAAGATCCATTACAAGCTGCAGCGTATCAACAAGCAGTTGATCCAACAAAAGGACTTGGAGCGTTTCAACCATTTTTAACGGCAGCACAAACAGCGGCAGGCGCAGCGGCAGGGTTAACAGGACCTATGACAGCAGCACAACAAACTGCATACACATCTCCTTTTCAACAACAAGTTATAGACACAACTCTTGCAGAGTTTGACAAACAAGCACAGATGAGACAGAATCAACTAGCAGCACAAACACTAGGTGTTCCAGGTGCATTTGGTGGTGGCCGTGAGGGTGTACAAAGAGCCGAGTTTCAAGCGACAAGTGACGCTAACAGAGCGAGAGTATTAGCAGATTTAAGACAAAGGGGTTTCCAACAAGCAGCGACTGCAAGACAACAAGACCTTGCAAATCAAATGGGTATCGCTCAACTTCAATCGGGTCTAGGTGGCACAGCACAAGACTTTGCTAGAGCACAGATTTCTGGTCTTGGCACATTAGGTGCACAACAACAAGCACAAACTCAAGCGGTATTAGACGCACAAAGACAAGCAGCAGCAATGGCAGTAGAAGATCCAAGAAGAAGATTAAGTATGTTTGGTCAAGGTATATCAGGATTAACACCTGGAGCTGGTACAGTTCAACTTATGCCAACCGAAGCTCCAGCAGCAGGGCCTAGTCCTCTGATGCAGGCACTAGGTGTCGGATTAGCAGGTGCTGATATCTACGGTAGAATTTTTGGAGGTAGAAAAACTCCATAATGAGCAGAATATTAAAAAGACCAATGTTTAGAAGAGGCGGGTCTACCAATGATGGTATTATGTCTGGGTTAGTTGACAGAAAAAACTATAAATTTGGTAGCATGACTGAAGATCAGATTAGATCTAACATAGACATGTTAGTAGGACTACAAGATCAGTTTGCACCTCTACCTAAAACAAGATTACCTTTGGGTGAGGTTGGCCTTGCTCTTGCATCAGGTGCAGATCCAATACAAGCTTTAGGCATAGGATATAAAAAATTTGTAAGCGATGATGATAAAACAAGAGCTCTTAGAGAAAAAAGAAAATCAGCAGCTGTATCAACAGTCTTGGGACAAGCTCTTAAACCATCTAAAGATACAAGAACAGATGTAGAAAAGAAATTAATAGCAGCTGGATATATACCTGGAACTCCAGAGTATGAAGCAGCTATGTCTACTTTATTATTTAAAGATGTAAGACAAAGAGATGGGTTTAGACTATTAACTGGAGATGAGGTACAAAAACTTATAGAGAGCGGAATCAAGTTAGACCCTAGTAAAGCTTATCAAGTAAACATAGATAGAACTTCAAAAGATTTTAATAAAATATCTTTAGTTGGTGGCGGTGGAACGACAATACAAAATATTCTTCCTGGCGATCAAATTCAAGGAAAAGGTGAGAGAGATAAAATTATAAATCAAACAAATTTTGTCTCAAGGCAATTAAAAAATCTTGATACAATAGATAAGTTACTTGCAGAAGACCCTACTTTAGCAGGAGCTATAGGTGCAATTAGAAAATTTGCTTTTGACACATTGAGTTTAGGTAAAGATTTAAACATAGATTTAAGTGGACCTATCACACAACTTGGTGGCGAAGAACTTCTTCTTAATACAAATACTGCAAGATTAGAAGCTTTAGAAGACATACTTGTTCCTGCATTTGCAAGAGTTATGAATCCTAATACAAGAATAACTAATCAAATGTTAAATGAGGCTAAAGCTGCAATCAATCTTACTGGTTTAAAAGGATCTGATGCGGTTAGAGAAAAATTAAAAGAAATAAAAAGACAATTTGAAACTTATATAGATGATCAAAATAGATTGTTAGGAAAAAGTTTAACAGAGCCAAAAAAATTTAAAATTGTTAATGGTAAACTTGTGGAGCAATAATCATGGGTATAATTAATATAGAGGGTTTAGGTGAAATAGAAATTCAAGGAGATACTCCTACACCAGAGGAAGAAAAAGCAATTTTAGAGGCTTTAGGCGCAACAACAGATACCACAGACACTATAGAGACAGAAGATGTCGACACTAGTAAAGTGTCACCAGGTATAGGTGACGTGGAAAAAGGTTTAGAGACTGAATCAATAATTCCTCAATTAATGGAAACAGAACAAGCTGAAGGTTTAGATAAAATATTTTTAAGTAGACCTGTTTTTGAAGCAACGGGTGCTGTTTTTGGAGCAATACCTGGAACAGCTTTCGGTCTTCCAGGAACAGTTGCAGCTGGGACAGCGGGTGCTTCCGCTGGTGGTCAGTTATATGATATACTGCAGAGTTTTGTAATGAACGAGCCCACTGATTTTACAACGCAAGCTAAAAGATTAAAAGTAGATTTTCAAAGAGAGGCTATACTACAAAGTTTTTTTGCAAAAGTCCCTGGGTTACTTGCAGCAACAAGAAGACTTTTTTTTGGTAAGGCAGATGACTCGTTATATAATTCGGCTAAAAGATTAAACTATCCTTTAAGTTTAAGCGACGCTGGTAATATGATATCAAAAGGATACGGTCAAGTTATAGGTGTTTTTCCATTTGTTGGAGCTCCTATAAAAAAAGCTGCAGCTAAAAAAGCAACTTTTTTAAACAATAAAGCAATTGATACTTTAAATACTTTTGGTCCCAACGTAACTTTAACTAAGTTAGGCATAGACATGACAAAAGCATCTAAATCTACCTTTGATGAATTTAGAATCATATCAAGTTTTTTTTATGATGATTTTTATAAGTCAGTAGATAAATTAGGTAAGGTTCCAATTATATCCACACAAAATTTTAAAAACTCTTTAGGAGCTTTTACAAAGTTAGTTGATGATGGAGTCATAACTTTAAAATCAGGTGAAAAAGTATTTGGTCCTAGAAATAGAGATACGTTATATAAATTTGCAAAAAAAGGTAAACGATATCCAGATTACATAGACGCAAAACAATATAAATCTTTAATAGATGGTGTTAAATATTATATTAAATTAGCACAAGCCAATAACCCTGGTAATGTTAAAGTTTTAAGTGAAATTAAATCTGCCTTAGAAAAAGATTTAAGATTATTAACTAAAAAATCTTATAGAGATGATTTGCTTAAAAATGTTTACCCTATGAGTAAATCTAAAAGAGCTAAAATAGATGATAAAATTTTATCTGATATAGCAGAGAAATTAAAATTTGCAGACAAGGTATATGCAAATGGTTTGGAAAATTCTATTATAACAAAAGCTTTAAAAGATGCAGCTAAAATAGAAGGGATAACATTAAAACCAATACCTGGTAAAACAATCTTTAAATCACCTCCATCAGATAAATTTAAACAAGTTGATAAAAATATTTTTTCTGCTGGTTTTATAAAACCAGGATCTATTACTTCAGAAGAGTTAGCAGAGGCTTTGTTAAAAAGAAAAGCAAGTCCAGAGGTATTTGCTAATTTAAGATCTTTAATTGGTGAAAAACAATTTAAAAAATTTGTTAGATCAAAATTACAAAAAGCGTATGATGATTCTTTATTTAAAGGTGGTAAAGATCAAGTAGGTTTAATTTTTGATCCTTATAAATTTGAACAAAATTTAGGTTTAACAACAGAGGCTGGACGAGATTTAATGGAGACAATGTTAAAAGGATCTAAGTTAACTTTAAGAAATTTAGATGATTTTTTTGCTGTAGCTAAAAATCATGCAGGATTAAAAATTCCTGATGTGGGTTCTTTCATGGCTAGAAGATTTGTTTTAGGAGGACCTAAATCTGCGATAGGTGGAGCGGTAATGACTGTTGGAACTGGTACGGCACCTACAATTGCTGTACCTCTTATTCTTTTATCACGAAGAACGTCTAGTGTTTTATCTAATCCAAAAATTCTTGATGACATAGTAAAAGTATTAGATCCAAATACTCCTGCAAATCAAATAAAAGTAACATCACTAAAATTATTAGACATGATGATTAGTGACAGTCAAACTAAACAAGAAGAAAATGAATTTAAATTAATGAAAGAAACTATAGAGTTGTTATCATTAGATCAAATAACAGATGGAGTAGATGGCACAATAAAATCTTTTGAAAATTTTAATATGTTAGATAATGTCCCTAAAGAAGAAACACAAGATACAGAAAGCATTACTGGTGATACCTCACAAGCGCCCACAGGTATACTTAACACAGCAAATGTAAACCCTAATCTATTTGCTCAAGCACCGGTAAACACCACTACAAATCAAGGGTTGACTCAAGTAGAAAATGCTTTGTTAAGTGACGAAGAAAAAGCAATCAGACTTAGACAAAGAGGATTAGCATAATGTCAAGTGAAAGTTTAAAATCATTAGTAGTCACAGATCCAAATCTAGTAGATCCAGAATTAGATGTATCTGGTTTAAAAACACAGACAGATACCGACCCAAGACTACTTGCATCGATTGCAGATTATCCTGGTGTATCGTACGACCCCACACAGTTTAGTTACTTAACAGATCTTAATGAGTTATTTGCTTATGGTTTACCTGTGGTAGACACACAGACAACTACACCAGACACAGGAACAGGTGCAGGCGGTGGAGGAGGCACAGGCGACGGGGGTCAGGCGACTACACCTACGACAGGTACAACGGGTGATTCTACAACTACACCAATTATTCCAATAGAGCCTGGAACATTCACCGCAGAAAGTTTAGATCAATCTTTTGCAGGTGAAGAAGGGACTGCCACACAACCTGTTTCACCTCCAGGGCAACCCATAGATCCAACAGGAATGTTACCACAGATACCGGAAGTGACAGTACAAGACCCAACTAGCATGATACCTCAACTTGGATCAGCAGAAGAAAAATTTACATCAGAACAAAATAATATTCTTCAAAATATATTTAATCAAGCAGGTCAAACTGTTGATGGTGCATTAAATCAATTAAGTAAAATATCAGGATCTGTGGTAGATTTTGCAAATAAAACTGTGGATATATTTGGTGAAAAAATAGATGTAGGTAAAACACTTGCAGGATTACTTATTAATAAAATAGCAGGTGGCCCTGTAAGCTTAGTGCTTAGTTTATTGCCTAAAGATACACTAGAACAATCTTTATCGAGAAACATAGTTAATGAATTAAAAGCAGAAAAGGATTACGGATTTAACATGCAAGCTGGAAATATGAACCAAGATCCTTTTGGTAGAAATCCACCGGCTGCTAATTACGAACAAAGATTAAAAGATGACCTATTAGGTATTAATCAATCTGGTTTTCAAACAGCTAAATTTTTAGAAAAAAAACAAGAATTTGCAAAAGATTATTTTGACAAGAAAGCTGAAAAAGCTGGCGGTGTTGAAGTAGGCGAAGGAACAGTTCTTGGACCAGGAGAAGCACCTGGTGACGTAGTTTCATTAGATGACATGTTAAGAGAACAAAGAGATGAAAAAATTGATGCTGGTATTCAAGCAGCAGATGAAGAAAGCGACATGATAAAAACAAAGTTAGCAGATATTTATCCACAATCTTTTGATGCTGATACTTTTGATGATCAAGTTAATTTAATGGATGGCATAGAATTTTTTACGACTACGCCACCATCAGAAACTATAACACCATTAGAAGATGATTTTTCATTTTACAGAGTACCATCAGATGTTGAAAAAAGTGCCTTAGATACTGAATTTACACTTGAAGATGACATAAGAGAACAGTCTCCTAAATTAGGAATTGGAATTCCATTCGAGACAGATATTAAAAGTTATTTACGGGATGAACCTGAAAGAGACACTGGATTAGAAAAAATAAGACAAGAAAAACTAGCTGCTATAGATCAAGACATAATTGATAGAGGTGGTGGGGATGAAATTGGAACAGGAGGACTAGACCCTAATAGAGGACAACAAGTTGACAGAGGATCTAGTGGAGCCGGTGACAATCAACCTGTTTCAACTACTACAGGTCCACCAAGCACAGGGTTTAAACGACAATCAACATATGACGCTGAATTAGAAGATGACAGAGATGTTGGCGGAGGCGGAAATCAAGGCGGTGATAGAAAAATCGTCTGCACTATGATGAACAAATCTTATGGCTTTGGATCTTTTAGAAATAAAATTTGGTTAAGACACTCAAAAGATTTAGCGCCAGAATATCAAAAAGGATATCACAAAATATTTTTACCACTTGTAAAACTATCTAAGAAAAATATTACTCTTAAAAAAATATTAGAACATATAGCAGTGCATAGAACTATTGACATTCGACAAGAGTCAAGAGGCAAGGTGCATTTACTAGGTAGAGTGTACAGAAAAATATTAGAACCAATATGTTATTGGGTGGGTAAACATGGCTAAAAAATCAGCATTACAAAAGATAGAGGATCATGAAAAACTCTGCAGAATAATGCAGAGACAAACTTTTGAACAAATTAAAGAATTAAAATTACAGATCGTTAGAATAGAAAGACTACTGATTGGTACGGCAGCTTTTGTAATTATTAGTTTGTTAGATAAAGTTCTTTAAATCCAAGCTTTTAACTCTTCACCCATGACCTGACTCGCAATATTAACTTTTTTACGTAAAGCTTTTACAATCCTTTCATCAACTGTATCTTCACAGATAATATCAATGTATGTCATAGGTTTTGTTTGACCAATTCGATCTATTCTAGCCTCTGATTGTTGACGTTTTTCTAAATCATAACCATTAGAATAATAAATCATATTACTAGCAGCAGTTAGCGTAATACCATAACCACCTGTTTGAGGTGTTCCAACAAAAAATCTACATTTATCATCTTCTTGAAAACGTTTTATGTTTTGTTGTCTTTTATCTTGTGGCGTTAGACCATAATAATCTACAAGACAACCTTGATCAAACTCATCTAAAATTGCTTTTATAATCTGTTTAACATCACTTTGCCAATGAGCCCATATAACAACCTTACCCTCTATCTCATTTAACACATCTATCAATTCATCAATACGATTACTTTTAACCTCTTGCACCGTGCCATCATCAGATTTAAAATGGCCACAAGTTATTTGTTGTAGTCGCATTAACTGTGTCAGTGCGTTTGATGTGGTAAGCATTTTACCATTTAATATTGCAAGTGCCTCTTTTTTCATTTGTGTGTAAACTTTGTTTTGGTCTGGTGTTAGTTGTACAATACGTTTCATAAATGTTTTGTTAGGTAAGTCTAAACAATCATCTTTTAGAACACGATTAGAGAAAGGTTTTAGTTTCTCTGACAGTTCACCTAAATTTTTGTAGCCAACAACTTTTTGAAAGGTTCTACCGTTAAAAGACATATTTTTCATGACTGCATATCTTGTTCTAAACGTGTACCAAGACGTATGATCCAAGAGCCAGGGGTCAAGGAACTCGCATTGTTTATATAAATCTAGTGGTGACTTTGTTACAGGAGAACCTGTTAGTATTCTTTTATATTTTGCATTTTTACCAAGCTCTACTATATTTTTTGTACGTTTAGCCTCTGGGTTCTTAATAGTGGTTGACTCGTCTATTGCCATCAATGTTTCATGTGAATTAATAAATTTAGCAGCAAAGTCTACACCTTTTTTAGTAGACAAAGACTCCACGTTCATAATTAAAACATGCAAGTCTGTGCCTGTTTCAAACAAAGTATTTAAACTTTTTTGTTGTTGTTTGGTAATATTAGCTTGCCATAGCACCACATTTTTTTCTATATGGTCAGGCAAATGTGTTGGTATTTCAGAACTATACCAGTTTTTATATACACCTTTTGGTGCCACAATTAGAACACCATTGATCTTACCATGGTCGTAAAGCATGGCAGAGTTATCTATTAATACTTTAGATTTACCTGTACCCATCTCCATAAAATAGGCAAAACACTTCTTATCCCAAGACATTTCTAATGCCTTAAGCTGATGCGCATATGGCTTGGTCTTAAATTTATAATTCATAATTTCTTTCTATTGACATGGGTATATATAATGTTATACCGTTTGTCAATGTCAGAAAGAATAGTTTACGTAATACAGGAAATAGCTGGTACACAAGCTGGTAATCCAAGAATAAATATTATAGGTGCATCGCACTTTGGTCAATTTAAATTTTTGTTACCAGAGTTTTCACAAATTATTTTTTCACCTGGACCTTTGGTGTATAAATTAAGGCAAGGGTTAAAAAATTTTAAAGAAGGTGATTATTTATTACTTACAGGTGATCCTGCGATTATTGGTGTTGCTTGTTCTATTGTGTCTGATATAACAGGCGGTAAGTATAACTTACTAAAGTGGGATAAACAAGAAAGAAAATATTATCCCATATCGATTAATTTATATGAGAAAGGAGAAATCGATGACAACAATTAAAACACAAAATACGCAAACAATTACAACAAGTGCTAATTATGATAGTAAAGATTTGCAAAAAATGTTTGTTGAGGATGCACCTCAACAAGTAAACAACTTAAATAATGCAGAGACATTATCTAGCCATGTTTTAAAGCTACAAGCTTTAGAAGATGAAATTAAATTCGATGAAGAAAGATTATCAAGAAAAAAAGAAAAAGCAGATAAACTTTCACAACAAGTCATACCTGAAATTATGGAGTCTATGAAGATGAAAACCATGAAACTTAGAGATGGTTCTTCAATAGAGATTAAAGAAATTTACAGCGCAACAATTCCTAAAGATAAACAGGAGGGCGCATTTAACTGGCTTCGAAATAGCGACTTGGGTGATCTTATTAAAAATGAGATTACTGTTTCCTTTGGTCGTAACGAAGATAACAAGGCGCGTGAATACGCTAACCTTGCCGAGAGTAATGGGTATCAGCCTCAACAAAAACTTAAGGTTGAGCCCATGACTCTCAAAGCACTATACAGAGAGCGGGTCGAAAAAGGAAAAGACTTGCCTTCTGAACATTTCAATCTGTTTAAGGGAAACAAAACAAAAATAACAAGGAGCAAATAGCATGAGTCAAGAAACAGGAGACTTAACTAAAAAAACAGGTGGTCAAGTTGCAACTCTAGACTTTGTATCAGATTCAGGAATGGGTCTTGAGAACATAGATAGAGATGATCTTGCATTACCTTTTCTGAAGCTGTTACAATCAGGTTCAGATGAAACTAAAAAGAAACATGCAAAGTATGTTGAAGGCGCAGAAGCGGGTATGTTTTACAATACAGTTACAAAGAAACTGTATGATGGAGAAAAAGGAATACAAGTTATTCCTGTCTTTTACAAAATGACATATCCAGAATGGGCACCTTTCGAGAAAAGAGAAGGTAGACCTATCCACCCAGATCGAGGACCAGGCATCATGAGCAAGGTTACTCAGAACGAAAGAAACAAAGATATGTTGGATAATGGTAATGAGATTATCAAAACAGCAAATCATTTCGTTGTCATCTTGGGTGACAGACCAGAAAAAGCTTTGATGACTATGAAGTCAACACAGCTTAAGGTTAGTAGAAACTGGAACTCACTGTGTGAGAACGAGTTTGAGACAGATACTAAAACTGGTAAATCTGTACCTGCACCGATGTTTTCTAGAGTTTATAAATTAAACTCTGTTGAGAACTCTGGTAGCTTTACTTGGCATGGTTATAACGTTAACTTACTAAGAAAAGTTGATGACGCGGGCATCTATCAGATGGCTAGAGACTTCCACAACTCTCTGAAAAAAGGTCAAGCGAAAGCTGAAGCCCACTCAGAAGAGGAATCTAACTACTAATTCTCTCCATGAGAGATAGGAGCGGTTAAGGGAGACTGGAGCCGCTCCGACCCGGGATCGTTATGGTTGATAAATTTATAAAATTATTTACTGGATATGAAGGCGATTTTGGTATTGCAGACATGTCTTCTGCACAATTAGATGCAGAGAAACATAAGCTTAAACCAAATTACGAATGGGCTGGTAGACCTATCACACAAGGTGACTATAACAGTCACATATTAGGCAAGATATCAATTGGCATACAACCGTGTAGATTAGATAAAACCGCACAATTTGGTTGCATAGATATTGATCCAAAGAACTACTCTACATTTAAAATAGAAAACTATTTAGCACTATTTCAACAATACAAACTGCCTTTAATACCTATGTTGTCAAAGAGTGGAGGTTTGCATTGTTATTTATTTTTAAAAGAACCGATACCAACTGTCGAACTAATCTCGGCACTAAAATCTTTTTTACTGCCTCTTGGATTAGATCCTGACACAGAGGTTTTTCCAAAACAGAAAGAACTAAAGGAAGATGACAAAGGAGAGATTAAGCCAGGTAACTTTATAAACTTACCATATTACAACAACGGTGAAACAAATAGATATGCTGTTGACAAAGATAATAATAAATTAGACTTAGAAAAATTTATAGAGCTTGCAGAACAAAATAAAATAGGCAAAGAAGAATTAGATAAACTTGTTGAAGAAACATACAGAAACATTTTAGTTGGAACTAATGCAGAGTTTGAAGATGGCCCACCATGTTTAGCGTTGTGTTCTAAAAGAAAATTAGATGATGGCAGAGATAGATTTATGTACAACTACATGGTCTTTGCTAAAAAGAAATACAAAGACAAATGGCCAGATCATGTTGCGAATGCAAACTATAATTATTTAGAGACACCTTGGGATAAATCTAAATTAGATTCTAAAATAACAGCTTGGAAAAAAGATACCGCAGGCCATACTTGTTACGAAGATCCTATACATAGTAAATGCATGCGTAGTCTTTGTTACTCAAGGCCGTTTGGTGTGAAGTCAGATAGTATCACTATGTTTCCAGATATTACAGACTTTGAAATAATTATGTATGCGGAACCTGAGTATAGATTCAATGTGGCATTACCCGATGGCACGAAAGCTGGCGTTGTAGCAAGCAACAGGCGACTAATAACTAAACAAGTAGAACTATTAGATCTAATATGGGAGCAGACAGGTATCTATCATGAACCACTTAAACCAAAAGATTTTAGAGCAAAGCTTACAGAGTTTAGAAAAAATTCTGTAAAAATTACACCGCCTGCAGGCACACAAATAGAAGACAGATTAAAAGAAGAGTTATATCAATATTGTGTTAATGGTCCACGTGCAAAAGAAAGAATACATATTAACAGTGGATCTTGTTTAACAGAAGAAGGACACCATTTCTTTAGATTTAATTCTTTCATAGATCATCTTGGATCTAGTTGGAAAATACCAGAAGAGAGAATAGCACAAAAATTAAAAGATAAATGTGATGTGGAGTTTAATCATTCTCTTAATGTAGAGGGTAAAACTTTAAAAGTTTGTAGAGTTAAACAACTACACATTGATAAGATAGAATACAAACCAGTAGAGAGAAAGAAGAGTAACTACTAATGAGATATAAAGTAGTAGGACCACCGGGTACAGGTAAGACAAGACGTTTATTAAACGAGGTGCAGAAATACGTAAAGAAAGGCATTAAATTAAATAGAATAGGTTACTTTGCTTTTACTCGTAAAGCTGCGAATGAAGCAAGAGATAGATTTCTTAAAGTAAAAACAGAGCTTACTAAAAAAGATATTAAATATTTTCAAACACTGCACTCCCTTGCATTTAATCAATTAGGTTTAAGAGAAGAAAATGTAATGCAAGACTTAAATTACAAAGCTATTGGTGAGTCTTGTGGCATACAGATTAAATATGCATCTTATGAAACAAACCACTGGAATGGTATATTCTCCTCAGATAGTGAGTATTTAAGTTTAATTAACTTAGCTAGAGTAAAGCAAATATCTCCAATAGAGCAGTTTGATCTAAACGAACATTTGTCTAAGATAGAAAGAGATAAACTAGAAGCTATAGAGGCAGAGATAAAAAATTATAAAAAAGTTTATGGCCTTATAGATTTTACAGATATGATACAAAAATTTTTAGACAAAGAGGTTACACCAAACTTTGATGTAATATTTGTAGATGAGGCACAAGATCTTTCTTTAATACAATGGTCCATGATAAGTAAAATAGAGAAAGATACAGGCTGTGATGTATGGGTTGCAGGTGATGATGACCAAGCAATATTTGGTTGGGCTGGTGCTGATGTAGATTCTTTTATAAATTACGATGCAAAAGAAATACCTCTAACTAAGTCAGAAAGAGTGCCGAGTAGTATACAAGAAATTGCATTAAATGTCATTAATAGAATAGAAGAAAATAGGATTGACAAAGAGTATTTTCCAAAGTCTGAATTTGGACAAATTTATGAAAGATATAAATTATCTGACATAGATATATCACAAGGTGATTGGTTAATCTTAGGTAGAACTAAATCTATTCTAAAATCTGTGCCAACATATTTAAAAAAGAAAGGTTATTTTTTTAATACAGCACAAGGTAATAGTATTGGTAAGAGTTTATACGAAGATATACAGAATTGGAAAAAATTACAAAAGAAAGAAACTATACCTGACATACACTTGCAAAGAATAAAAGAAAGAATGAAAGGTGATATGAACTTATCACTATACTGGTACGATGCATTTAATTTACTAACAGATAGTCAAATTATGTATATGAAATTGCTGTTGTTAAATAATGAAAATCCTACAGAGGATGCAAGAATAAAGGTATCAACAATACATGGGGCCAAAGGTGGTGAGGCAACAAATGTTGTTTTGTTTTTAAATCACACAGCAAATACAATCAAGGGAGCAAAAAAATCTAAAGCTAAACAGGATGAAGAATATCGTGTTTGGTATGTGGGTATAACTAGATCAATGAAAAATCTATATTTAATCAAGTCTCAAAAAAAATCTAAGGAGTTTAAAATATGACAAGTAAGGATATATTTGATGATGCTTTTCCTCAAGATAAACAAATCGGAGGATCACATTACAAAAAATTTAAAATACAACCCTACGAATTTATCTCAAAGAATGACTTATCATTCTTTCAAGGCAACGTTATAAAATATGTCTGTAGATATTTATATAAAAATAAGATAGAAGACTTACAGAAGATTAAACACTATTGTGATTTAGAAATTAAAAAATTGAAAGATGAGAAATAAACCAATAACGAAAGAGATTACAGTGAACAAACATAAATTTAAAATAGAAATATATCCTAGCTTAGTCACTTGGGAAATATTTCCACATGATTATAATGCTGCTTTGTATGCGTTTAGCAATAAAGAAAAATTAAATAAAATAATAAAAGAAAAATACGTTTATGAGCCTAAAAAATAAAATGGTGTTTAAAGCACAAACAGAGTGGGTAAAACCCACTGAGTTTCCAGATCTAAGATTTTGCGATGAGATCGCAATCGATTTAGAAACACACGACCCAGATTTAAAAACGATGGGTACAGGGTCTGTGGTAGGAAAAGGTAAAGTTGTAGGTATCGCTGTTGCAACAGATGGGTATTCAGGTTACTTTCCTTTTGATCATGAGGGTGGTGGCAATCTTGAAAAAAGTAAAGTAATTCAATGGTTTACAGATATTTGTAAAACTACATCTACAAAAATTTTTC